AAAAAATGTGAGCAGAGTTTGATTACTCTCTATTATTTATATTGACCCTAGTGAGTTGCAACGAGTAGTCACTAGATCATTAAGTCTAAGATTTGATATATGTTATAGCCTATCAAATCTCTGCTCATAGTTATTTATAAAGGATTAATAGTGAAGATTTTATAATTGAATGATGCTTGCATAGTCAAATATTCTACATCAAGCGCACTTTGAGTGTAGTCTAATGTTCCTAAAGATGTAGGATACATATCTTCAAAATCTATCTCAACAATAGGATTATTTTTATTTGAAAGGATCATAAGGTATCCATCTGAAAATAATGTTCTGTCTGGAGTTACACTACCTATTATATCCGTTGGGGGTGTAGCGATAGCTTTTTGTTGATTTGTATTAGATGTTTCATCTCTAAATTTTGAAAACTGTGCCCTATCTACAGGAAATCCAATACCTGTCATCCAATTATAAAGTGAGGTATAGTTCTCTAAATATTCATCAACAAGAAATGTAACTTCTAAACTACCATAAGTTAATTTTTCGCCTGGTATACTAATATCTTTAAAGGGTGTGGCCTGTATTGCGGTCCCTAGAGAAACATTGGGCAATGTGCAAGCAGTCACAAAGTATTCAACTTTTGGTAATTGGTTTATACCAAACTTAAATTGAGTTGGACTTGCATAGTCTAATTTTGTTGGTTGTCTGTCTAGTGGCCCAGCCATGTTTATCTCCTATTACTATTTAGGTACAAAAAAAGAGGATGCTGTTTCCAGCATCCCCCAAGTTTTTAGTCAAGTTTCTTATTAGAAACCAATCTTACATCAAATTGGTCACCTTAACTCTGCGATACCAAGCATTGGTATTTGCGTCAAGAGATGCATCTGTATTAACTGTATCAGCTGCAGCTTTAGCACCAGCACCAGCGAATGGATTAGCGGCAAGACCATAACGTGTCTTAAAACCAATCTTAGGCTGGAAACTGTTCTCACCAACTGCACGAACCATTTGAAGAGGAACATATGGGCAGTAGAAGAAACCAGCGTCATAAGGCGAAGTACCTTTATAACCACAAACATAATACTGACTAGCAGCTACGTTTGCAGAATAAGGATCAACATAAACCTTAAAGCGACCATTCATAACACCAGCAAATGTGGTGGATGTATCATCAACAGAAAGATTGTTGTTAAGAGCAGGTGTGTAATCAAGTACACCAGCCATGTTCAATGCACTTGCAACGTCAGCAGATACAATCAACATGTTACCCTTACCACGCCGAGTCTGTTGACCAATCGCATTGGCATCACGTTCGATAGCGAACATAAGACCTTTAAACTTCTCAACTGACCAACGACCATTTGAGTCGGTGTCAAGATCAAAGATACCAGCAGTTGTTGTGTTAACCTGTGCGCCTGCAACAGCAGTTACATAAAGTGAACGAACAACTTCACGGTTGATTTCTGCAAGAATTTCAGAACTCAATATATTAGCAAGTTCTGTTTCTGCGTCAAGACCATGAATTGCTTTAAGGTCTTGAGCAAGTTCCATTGTGTACTCTGCTTTAAGAGCACGTGAAACCGCAGTAACCGTAGACTTCTCGATTGAGAAAGCCATTTCAGCGAAAGCGTTAGAACCAGAGTCACCCAATGCTTCTGCCTGAGCAGTAGTCATACCAGTTGCAGAAACATAAGTTCCAGCAGAAGGGCTGTCATTAAGAACAGCAGGGTTAGTCTCGCTACTACCAACATCACCACCACCAACATTACCGGCAGCGTTTTGGTTCGAACGACCTTGAGCACCTGGCATTGATTCGTCAACAAGAGCTTCTGCACCATCCTGAGATGTGAAAGAAGAACGCATTGCGAAGATAAGACCAGTTGGGCCTGTCATTGGCTGAACGCCACAGACATCATATGCAATAAGGTTAGGCATTGCACGGCGAACTAGTGAAATCAAAATTGGATCCCACATGTCCATTTGTCCACCACCAGTAGAGTTAACTGGAGCGGTTTCTGAAAGCATCATACGATCTTCACGCATAGCTTTCTCTTGGTTTTCCAAGATGAGAGTAGTAACAGCACGCTTATAAGAATCCTGAATCTTAGGAAGATTTGGGTGTTCTAGGACTGGCTGCCACTTTTCTTGTAGATGTTCTGTTTGAAACATTAGTTTCTCCTTTATTTTACATCTGTTTAATAATATTATGCACTCGCCTTTTGATCACGACTGATAGCAGACATGTACCTCATCATGGTATCTGTCGTATCAATGTCCTGAGCGGTGCTATCTTCTACATCATCAATAGAGTTTGTGACTGGCTGAACTTTCGGGAAATAACTTTCCTTCAAAGTCTCAAGCTTATTACGAAAATTTTCTTCCGAAACAAACTCAACATCTTCAACTAGACCTTCAAACTTCTCAACTTCGGTATCGGCTAAATCTTTGGAAACCTCAGAAATAACCTGTTCACGAACTAGAGTATCTTTTACGCCTTTGGTTGCAACATTTTTATCAATTTCTTCATTAAGGCGACTTTCTAGTTCTGCGATCTTTTCACTTTGTGCTTCGAGAACATCATATTTCTCATCAGGCACATCGATGTAATGGTCTTCAAATAATTGTTTCAGTCCAGAGATGAAATCCTCTGCAATCTCGCCTTTAAGTCCACGCTCGATTGCCAATTCATTCTCTTTAGTCCATTCTTCCACTACGTAATTTAAATATGTGTCAACTTTCTCAGTCATTTCTTCTTTGAAAGTCTCCATGTCTGCTTCTTTTGAATCATTAGTTTCTTCAACGATACGCTCAATTTCTGAACGAATCTTTGACTTAACTGCTGCTTCAAAGATTGTTGCGGCTTTTTGCTTGAACTCTTCTGAGAGGTCTTCGCCGTCAACCAATGCATCAACATCTTCTTTAACATTGATGTTTTTAATTTTTTCTTCGATTTCTGCCTTAGCAGTTTCTAGTTTTGCAAGTTCCTCTTCGGACTCTGCATTACCAGCTTCTTCGAGTTTTGATGCGTGAGCAGCAAGCATCTCTTCAATATCACCTTTCTTCATCTTTGCGATATTTTCGATATGTTGCGCTTTAGTCATTTTTGGTGCTTCTTCAAGAACCTCGTCACCTTCGGGTTCATGGGAAGCAGCAAGTTTCTGGCTTTCGCCTGGCGTTGCTTCGCCTGAACTACCTTGTTTCACTTTCGGCTCCTGTTTTGCACCCGAATTCTGGGCGTCTTTAGTAGCAGATGCAGCTGCAGATGCTTTCTTACCAATCTCTTTTTCAGATCGATCTTCGTCAGCACCTTTTTCTACACTTGCTTCTGGTTTTGCACCGCCAAGGTCTTTGGCTTTCTCACCTTTAACTGACTCTGCACTATCAGCACCGGCTTGTTTTGGTGCTGGTTTCTTAGCGGTGGAGACACTATCTCCAGCGTTATTAGAACCCAAGCCAAGGTCATTTGCTTTACCTAGAGGTTTTTCTGATGCTTCCTCAAGTTCTGCAAGGACTTCCGCTTCAAGTTCTTCAATTGTTTGTTCTAGTTCGGACATAGGATGTCTCCCTTTCTTTGTAATATTTATTTATAAATTAGAGTCTTTTAAGAAACTTTGCAAACTCCAAAGCCTCTACTTTTGCGTTTCTACTGCGAGTTTTTACGTCAAATTGTTTCTTTAGTTCGACAAGATGTGATTCTACAAGTGCGCCGTTATTCCAAACCCACTCTTTTCCTTCCATAACGCCTTCTACAAAAGCGTTTGGTGCAGAAGGGTCAGCAACAATATCAGCGGCAGTGGCAAGATAGAAATCATCTTTGACGTAATTTGCACCACCCTTTTGTTGTAAACTTCCCATCCCTCGACTCGATACACCTAATTTACATCCCTCATCCATAAGGGATTTCACAATTTCTCCCATAGGAGTTGACATGATCTTTGCCTCTCCTATGAAATTCTTTCCATCTCGAATTAAACTTGTAGTTAGGTGTGAAACTCTTTCTAAATTCACTGTTGGACCGTCTGGGTGTCCGAGCTCCCCATATGCCCTCTTTTCTTCTATAAAATTTTTATTATATTTACCGACTTCTTTTTCAAGAACTTCCATTGGATATATACGTCCATTACGATTTTTAATATCTGCTTGCAGAAAAATGCCTTTGATTTTGTAGTTTGTCTTACCGTCTTCTTTTGATTCGGTAATATATTCTACTTCTTCAACTTGTTCTGAAAATAATTTTACAGTTTCCATGTCATTTTCCTATGTTATATTATCAAAACCTGATACTTTTTTAACTTTTAGAATAACAGTACCTATACATGCGGCATCATTTTCGATATAAATGTCACCAGTAACACCACTACCAGCATTATTCGCAATAGATGGTAGAGATTGTCCACCACCATTATAACTTCCATTTGCATTTAATGAAAATGCAGTTATATTTGTTGTGGCATCCCACTCTAGTTCTGTAATAGAACTTACTGTCCACCAACAAGATACTATACTAACTCTAGGGTCTGTAGCAGCACCAGCCAGACCAGAAACATCTACTGCAACTAATGCGGTAGCGTTTGTTCCTGAAATGGTAACTTTGATAGTAGCCTCAAA